GGATACTCGCTGACAGACGACGACCGTTACCAACTGTATGAGATTCATGCTGACTTTGATTTGCCGGGTTTTGAAGACGAAGATGGTATTGCTCTGCCGTATGTAATTACTATCGAGCGCGGTACGACTACAGTTCTTTCTATTCGCCGTAACTGGGAAGAGGATGACGAGAAGAAACTCAAGCGCCAGCACTTTGTGCAGTATACCTACATACCCGGCTTCGGTGCTTACGGACTGGGTTTGATTCACTTGATCGGTGGTTATGCTCGGGCAGGTACATCGCTGATTCGGCAGTTGGTTGATGCAGGTTCGTTGAGTAACTTGCCGGGTGGTTTGAAGACCCGTGGGTTGCGTATCAAGGGTGATGACACACCGATTGCTCCGGGTGAGTTCAGGGATGTGGACATTCCTAGCGGGGCCATCCGGGATAATATTATGCCGCTCCCGTATAAGGAGCCAAGCCAAACTCTGCTTGCACTGCTGAATCAGATTACTGAAGAAGGTCGCCGCTTGGGTGCCATCAGTGATATGAATATTAGCGACATGAGCGCTAACGCCCCGGTGGGTACTACGCTGGCTCTGCTTGAGCGTACCTTGAAGACCATGAGTGCTGTACAAGCTCGCGTACATGCCAGTTTGCGTATGGAGTTTAAACTCCTGAAGAACATCATCAGGGACTTCGCGCCGAAGGACTATGGCTACGACCCAGCAAGCGGTGATCGTAAAGCCAAGCAAGCCGACTATGACACGACTGAAGTCATCCCGGTAAGTGATCCCAACGCAGCCACTATGGCTCAGCGGATCATGCAGTACCAAGCAGCGATCCAGTTGGCTCAGGGCGCTCCGCAGATATATGACCTGCCGCAACTCCACAGGCAGATGCTTGAGGTGCTGGGTATCAAGGGTGCAGATAAGCTGGTGCCGGTAGATGAAGATCAGGCTCCCCGTGATCCCGTCAGTGAAAACATGGCGTTCCTTACTGGGAAGCCCACCAAGGCGTTTATTTACCAAGACCATGAGGCTCATATTGCTACGCACATGGCGCTCATCCAAGACCCGTCTATCGCTGCTGCTATGGGTCAAACGCCTATGGCACAGCAGATGCAAGCAGCAGTAGCAGCGCACATCTCACAACACCTCGCGTTCAGTTACCGCGCCAAGGTCGAAGAGCAGTTGGGAGTACCCCTGCCAGCCCCTGATGCCCAGATGGATGAGGACACGGAAGTACAAGTGTCTAGGTTGGTTGCTCAGGCGTCACAGCAGTTGCTCAAGTCGAATCAGGGCAAGGCACAGCAAGCTCAACAGGCTCAGGCAGCGCAGCAAGCGGCTCAAGACCCCAAGATGCAGATGCAGCAAGCGGAGATTCAGCTTCAACAGCAAGACTTGCAGCGCAAGCAGCAGAAGGACGTAGCGGACAACCAGATTGCCCAGAAGCGTCTAGACCTCGATGCACAACGCATACAGGCTGATGCAGTCAAGGAAGCTCAACGAGTTCAGTCCCAGAAGAGTTTGACTGAGATGAAGCTCAAGCTGGATGCCTACAAGCACATGGCCCCACAGAGTAAACCACAAGGTATCGTATGACCGAATTTGAATATTTAACTAAACAACTAGCTGAGCGTACTACCCAGCTTACAGAAGCCCTTGCTGAGGGTGCAGTTAAATCATTTGAAGAATATAAACAGTTGGTAGGGGAAATCCGGGGTCTTTCCTTTGCACAACTTTCCATAACAGACCTCGTGCGAAAACTAGAGAAAGCCGAAGATGAGTGAAATCCTTGTAGCTCCTAACCTGTTTACCCGTCCTACAGTGCTACCACCTGTGACTATGGATAAGGCAAAACAACTTCCAGACCCAGTTACTTATCATATTCTCTGCGTTATTCCTGAGACAGACGATAAGTTTGAAGGTTCTGACCTTGTTAAGTCTTCCCAGATGATGCACTTTGAAGAAGTACTTTCTACAGTACTATTCGTGGTTAAGCTTGGGCCAGATTGTTACGCAGACAAATCACGATTCCCTAGCGGTGCATCGTGTAAGGAAGGTGACTTTGTTTTGGTTCGTCCTAACTCAGGTACACGCATGAAGATTCACGGTCGTGAATTCCGTATTATCAATGATGATTCGGTTGAAGCAGTTGTTGAAGACCCCCGTGGTATTACCCGAGTATAAGGAGCAATCATGGCTGATACTGAATTCAAATTCCCAGACGAAGTTGTCCATAGTAAAGACAAGCCTGAAAAGGACTTCGGTACTAACATCGAAATCGAAGTAGAGGACGATACCCCCGAAGAGGATCGTGGGCGTAAGCCTATGAAGGAAGCCCCGGCTGAAGTTACTGATGCTGAGCTTGAGCAATATAGCGATAGCGTCAAGAAGCGTATCCAGCACTTCACCAAGGGCTACCACGAAGAACGGCGGTCAAAGGAAGCTGCACTCCGCGAACGGGAAGAGGCGATTACGTTTGCCAACAACCTAGTTGAAGAGAACAAGCGGCTCCACGGTTCCCTCGATCAAGGCCAAGCAGCACTGCTTGAGCAAGCCAAGAAAGTAGTTGGCGGGGAGATTGAGAACGCCAAACGCATGTACAAAGCTGCTTATGAAGCAGGAGATTCGGACGCTTTGGTAGAAGCTCAAGAGGCACTTACCACCGCTAAGATCAGAGCAGACAAAGTAAATAATTTCAAACCTGCTGTACAAAACAAAGAAACTAGTGTACAAACTAGCCAACAACCTGTTAGGGCACCCTCGACACCTCAAGTTGATACCAAAGCTCAAGCGTGGAAAGAAGATAACGCTTGGTTCGGTTCTGACGATGAGATGACTGCTGTAGCTCTGACGGTACATAAAAAACTTGTAGAAGGTGGGACAGACCCAACTAGCGACGAGTACTACGAGAAGATCAATTCCCGTGTACGGCAGGTTTTTCCCGATGCGTTCCCTTCGGAAAAGCCAGCTAAGAAGTCAACAGTTGTGGCCTCGGCTACTCGTAGTACGGCACCGCGCAAAATCGTGCTGACTCAATCGCAAGTAAACATCGCCAAGCGGCTTGGTGTTCCTCTGGAACTCTATGCTAAGCAGGTTGCAGAGCAATCAAGGAATAAATAATGGCTAACGACAGAACTCCCCGTGAACTGGAAACCCGCAACGTCTTTGAGCGCCCGAAGCAATGGGCACCCCCAGAGTTGCTGCCCAATCCCAATCCGGAACCGGGCTATGGCTTTCGATGGATTCGCGTTAGCACGTTGGGTAGCGACGACCCGATGAATATTTCTTCAAAGCTCCGCGAAGGTTGGGAACCCGTCAAGGCTTCTGATCATCCTGAGATTCAGCTAATGGGCAACGGTAAAGGCCGTTACCCAGACAGTATCGAAATCGGTGGACTGATGCTTTGCAAAACACCTACTGAGTTCGCTGCCCAACGTGATGCTTACTATCAAAAGCAAGCGGAAGGTCAGATGAATTCGATTGACAGTAATTTTATGCGCGAGAACGACCCTCGTATGCCGCTCTTCAAGGAGCGAAACAGCAAGGTGAGTTTTGGTAAAGGTTCTTAAAACTTAAGGAGTCTTAAATGGCTTATCCTACGATTGACGCCCCCTACGGGCTAAAGCCGATCAATCTGATCGGCGGTCAAGTGTTTGCGGGTTCAACCCGTGAACTTCCTATCACCTACGCTTATGCTACCAACATCTTCTACGGAGATTTTGTTACGCTTGTTCGTGGTGATCTTCAGCGACTTGCTGTTTCGACTGGTGTTGTCGGTACGGTGATTGGCATTTTCCTTGGTTGCAGCTACACCAGCCCAACTACCAAGCAAAAAATCTTCTCGCAATACTGGCCCGCTTCGACGCTGGCTGGTGACGCAGTTGCTATTGTTTGTGACGATCCGGATACTGTTTTCAAAGCAGCGATGGTTTCGGGTACTACGGTTATGGCTTCTGCTGCCCGTTGTATGGTTGGTCAGAACTTGGCAGCAGTGGACAACAGTGCAGGTAACGTGAACACTGGCAATTCGACTAACGCTGTGTTGGCTGCTACTTCCATTGCACTGACGGCTGCACTGCCAATCCGTATTGTTGGTGTTGTGCCTGATACGGCTGTCCAGCTTGGCACGGGCGTGTATTCGTCTATTTCCACTGCTACTGTTACGCTTGCTTCAGCTATCAGCTTCACGCCTACTGTTGGTACTGATGTTGGTTCCATCGCTGCTAATGGTCAGTACATCCCTAGTGGCTCGTATGTTGCCTCCGTGACAAACTCCACTACCATTGTGCTTAATGCTGCTCCGCTCGTTGCGTTCGGCGCTGCATCCACAATTGTTTTCACCCAGTACCCAGAAGTTCTTGTTAAGGTCAATTTTGGCTTGCACAAGTACTATGCTGGCACTGCTGTCGCTTAAGGAGCTAAATCATGGCTATTTCACGCGCACAACTACTTAAAGAACTCCTCCCCGGACTGAACGCTTTGTTCGGCCTTGAATATGCTCGTTACGGCGAAGAGCATAAGGAGATTTACGACCAAGAGACTTCGGAGCGTAGCTTTGAAGAAGAAACCAAGCTGTCTGGCTTCTCTGCCGCTCCGGTGAAGAACGAAGGCTCTGCCATTGCTTATGACAATGGACAGGAAGCTTGGACGGCTCGTTACAACCACGAAACCATTGCTCTGGGTTTCTCCATCACTGAAGAAGCGATGGAAGACAATCTGTATGACAGCCTTTCGGCTCGTTATACCAAGGCTCTGGCCCGTGGTATGGCTTACACCAAGCAGGTCAAGGCTGCGGCAATTCTGAACAATGCGTTCAGCACTGCTTATACCTACGGTGACGGTGTTTCGCTTTGCTCGACGGCTCACCCGCTGGTTTCTGGTGGCACCAATAGCAATCGTCCCGCCGTTAGCGCCGACCTGAACGAGACTTCTTTGGAAGCCGCCGTTATTCAGATCGCTGCTTGGACAGACGAGCGCGGTCTGCTGATCGCTGCTAAGCCCAAGAAATTGGTCATCCCGCCAGCACTGATGTTCGTTGCTACCCGTCTGTTGGAAACCAGCCTCCGTGTTGGTACTACCGACAACGATATCAACGCACTGAAGAACAACGGTTCGATCCCTGAAGGCTACACGGTCAATCACTTCTTGACCGACAGCAACGGCTGGTTCCTGACCACCGATGTGCCGAATGGTTTGAAGCACTTTGTTCGTACTCCGTTGGCAACTTCCATGGACGGTGACTTTGACACCGGGAACACCCGTTACAAGGCTCGTGAGCGTTATTCGTTCGGCGTTAGCGATCCTTTGGGCATTTTTGGCTCGCCGGGCAGCACTTAAGCCCTAATAAGCACCATGAAAACCCACTTCGGTGGGTTTTTTTACGTCTGTTGACATTGGCTTGAAGTAGGTGTACATTACCTGTATCGAAGTCAAGGAGCTATCAATGGACACCACAAACCTACCCAAGACCCGCGCTGAAGCGAAAGCTACCGGAGCCAAGTACTACTTCACTGGAGAACCCTGTAAGCACGGACACATAGCAGCCCGTAAGACGAAGGGAGCGTGTCTTGCTTGCTTACAAGTGGAGTGGGCAGAGGGGGCAGTCAAACGTGCGGACTACTTCAAGGAGTACAACAAGTCTGAAGCTGGGCAAGCTGCAAAGAGGACGTACTACGAAGCAAATACTGAGCTAGTAAAGTTAAAAGCGTTAGGACGTAGCAATGAAGATCGTCAAAAGTACCGTAACGTATGGAAAGAAAAAAATCCCCTGCTCGTTAAGGCAGACAACAAGCACCGTAGGACTAAGCACAAGCAAGCTACGCCCAAGTGGCTTACTGCTGAAGAACGCGCACAGATACGCAAGATTTATATGGACGCAATGACTGTGACTCGGATTACAGGAGTTAAGTGGGTAGTGGATCACATCTACCCCCTACGAGGGGAGACAGTCTCTGGTTTGCATGTGCCTTGGAACTTAGTTCCTATGAGCCGTGCGGAAAACTTAGCGAAGTCAAATATTTTGCCAAGTGACGAAATGGCCCTTGCGTTCCCCCCAAAGCCATGATATAAACAATCAATCTGGACTTCCAGTGTACCAAACCGCTCCAGACGGGCGACATGCAGATTGGTACGCTTAACTCGCATGTGAGGAAATTATCATGGCTGTTGCTACACACCTTGGCCCTTGGCTGCTCGGTACTGTCAAAGACACTACTGGAACCACTGCTGGCACGATCCGCAATATCGGCGCAACTATTGTTGCTCAGAGCTACACAGCGGCTACCGCTGTTATCTTGGCGACCCCTGCGGCTCAGCAGATGTTTACCATCCCTGCTGGCGCAAAAATCCTGCGCTTTGATATCGAGGTGCCTGTTGCCTTGACTGGCGCTACCAACTGCGGCGTGGTCATTGGTACTTCTGGTACGAGCAACTTCTACATGACCTCGGTCAATAGCGGAGCAACCGCAGTTCAGACTTCACCCGCCACCATTGCAGCAGCTACCCAAGCAGCCAAAACCAACAACGTTGGCACTACCGACGCAATTATCTTTGGGACGTTTACGGC